GAACGCTCAGTAAGAGCATTCTTAGGCACAAAAGTGATACGGTTGCCTGGGACGACGTTAAGCACGCTAGCCCAGAACACTTCTTGGTCGAGGATTACATGCTTTGGAATCGAATATCGATTCCGGTAATCATCTTCCAGTGCTCCAAGCCAGCGCTCGTCGTCCTGAATCGCCAACCGTGCCAATCCAAGTGCGTGCCTTGTACACGAGTAGGGCCAGTTCCCGTATTTGTGATACGAAGAGGTCTGACGCTTCTTAGTGTCCAAGTTCGAACCTGGTCCATGACGTGACCATTCCGTCAGTTTCCCCCTATCAGGCAACACAAAACCTAATAGGTCCTCAAGGTACTTCCTGGCGTAAGTCAATACCAGGAGGTCGGTTTCCTCTTCCGGGTTAGCAAGGGTCCTCCAACCGGATCGGTTGAATTCACGACAAGCTAACTCAGCTGCAGCAAATTTTTCTAGTGCAGCTTCTTGACGAGATTTTCTATCGCCAGAGAATTGGAACTTCTTGAGGAGGGATGCGATTTGGTAGCGAGCAAACATAGTTGTTTGTCGCATTCCAGCAGGGAAATTACTCTGTGGTCCCCACTCTTTCGAGAGTTGAAGGTACTGTCCGAAGTCGCGTGAACGGACTACGGCTTTTACCCTCAAGTACTCACTCTCTTGAAAGCAATCGCGTAGATCATCGGCCAGGAGGCCGAGTACAATCCAAGGATAGTCCTTGGGAAGGTGGACCTTCGCATGGCTGCGAAGGTCCTTGTTCGACGTAGTACATTTCATACCATTCGACCTTTCACGAACGGGTTGCTAGATACGCTCAGCCTGGAGTTCAGCCTTGCCAGAAGGCAAAGAAGAACTCGCAGACTGCGCTGACAATGGCCTTGAGTTGTTGTATCAGACTCTCAGTCATTAGATCAGCAATTGCGTATTAAGCGCGTTCATGACAGTGTCGTCGTCGAGTGCGGCGATCGCACGTTGCCGAAGAGCAACGATATCTGCGATTGAAACGCCGACGGGGACCGAGAAGGAAATCTCGAGGATGGCTGGGGCGGTCAGTGAAGACGCCGCATCCACACCAGGCACAACCTTGTCTTCGGTGAATTTCACCGCAGACTTGGCAACGCCCTTGAAATTTCCACTCCGGGTCGGGAAAGTCCGATATAGCGCGAATTTATTACGCGCTTCCGGAAGGTGGTTGACGCCAATGTACTCGGAACGGTTCTCACTCTCAACATAGCGAGTGAATACCTCCGGGACGATGGTGTCGTTGTTGGCCGGATCTACCTGAAGGGTAATCTGGTCAGCTTGCATGGCATGCTCCTTTCTACTTTCGGGCCATAACTTGTTTAAGTATTAGCCCAAGGTCGAGGATTTTGAGCGTGTCCAACCGTACATTTACTGCCGGCCACACACTCAGGGATGGATTAACGATACGTTCGAGGACCTGTTCCTCATGCACGTGATACTGACCCTGCCAGAAAAGATCATCTTTAACTGTGTAGGGTGCACCAAGTGTTGAACGTACGCTAACCATGTTGGTCTCCGTGCGGATATTCTCCTTCACGGTGACCCAAGAGGCCAACTGCGAAACGCCCATATTGGGTGTCAACGCAGCAATCGCGGTACCAACGTCAAGAAACCAGCCGAGGATGAAACTGAAGGGTATTAACTCCCAAACAGACTCCGCGATCTGGTCCAATCCCCATTTTTGATAGGGGTTGACGTTTACGCCTACCAGTACTCCGGCACGCGCGGTAACGCTGTAGGTCCACGATTGGGTAAAATCCCCAACCATTGCCCACCCGCAGCTTCTTTGCACAGGACTTGTGCTGAAAGCAGCGCTCTCGCTCGCATACCCCCTTCCGGTGAAACGGTTGTGCTGACGAGCTTCGTAAAGCGCGTCAATCACTCCCATTGCATCGTACATGAG